GAAAGAGGTGTTATTCGACTCATGGCAAGAGGTGCCACAAGCTCTTGAGTGGGTTACCTATGATCCGACAGTTCAATGGCAAAATGCCGAAAATTCTGGATTAGGCACGATAGATCGCCCGGGCAATTACGAATTGGCGGCGCGATCAGCTGACACGACCGATGTTTATTCTCTTGTCGCAGCTTTGGCCACATCCGGATTGGGCTATATTTACGAGGATTCATTGGGTCAAATTAGCTATGCCGACAGCACACATCGATCAAGTTATCTTAATCTCAACGGATATGTCGATCTCACGGCAAATCATGCGGATGCATCTGGATTGAGTATTCAGCAACGCGCCGGAGATATACGAAACAGAATTGTTTTGAAATATGGCGCAACATCATCAGCTCAAGAAGAAGCCGAAGATACAGTTTCAATCAATGCATACGGGCAATTGGCTCAAATCATTTCCACGACATTGCACAATAGCAGCGATGCCGAGGATCAAGCCGCGTTCTATTTATCTTTACGAGCATATCCACAATATAATTTTAAAAACATCACATTTGAGCTGACAAATCCAGAAATCGATGATCAAGATCGTGATTCTTTGATTGGTGTTTTCATGGGTATGCCGGTCAATATTGCCAATCTGCCGCTCAACATGAATTCCGGAGACTTTTTGGGTTTTGTTGAAGGCTGGACATTTTCGGCCAGATACAATCAGGTCAGCGTTACAATGATTGTTTCGCCAATTGCTTTCTCATTGCAAGCCATGCGATGGAACGATGTGCCGATAACAGAACAATGGAACACAATCAATCCGACATTGGATTGGATAAGTGCCACAATTGTGGCGTAAGGAGAAAACATGAGCAATCCAACGAGCAATTTTAATTGGCAAATGCCTACGGCCACAGATTTGGTCACGGATTTGCCAGCAGATTTTGAGGTATTTGGTCAGGCGGTTGATACCGCATTGATGGATCTCAAAGGCGGCACAACGGGTCAATTCTTAAAAAAGAATTCAGGCACCGACATGGATTTCATTTGGGCAGATGCTCCCGGCAAGGTTTTGCAAGTGGTCTATGGTTCAACAACTACCCAGACAACAAGCACGACCACAACTTACGCTGACACAACATTGAGCCTTAGCATTACGCCAAGTTCAGCAACATCAAAAGTGATGGTGCTAGCAACACAGAATTTGGCCGTGGATCGATCCTCCGGCGGACAATATTCCAGATTGAGATTGGTGCGCGGAGCCACGACAGTATTAACAATCGGCGGTTCTACTAATGAGCAAATGTTTGGTGTTGAGGTTTATGCGTCTGGAACAACTTACATTGAGCTCGATGGTGTTGTGCCGGTCAATTATTTAGACTCGCCAGCAACCACAAGTGCGACAACCTACAAAACACAATTTGCGTGTTCACAACAGCCTGGTGGGCCAACAGTTACAATCACAGCGCAAAAAAATACAGCAACATCAACCATGATGCTTTTGGAAATAGGTGCATGATGAAAACACAATCACAACTTTTGGTTGATGCAATTAGATTGCTTAAGCCAAACAGCGAATTTGTTATTACAAACAATGATTATCAAACCATTGAGTGGTATGCAATGGAAGGCACAGCACCAACAAAAGCTGAAATTGATGCCGCAATTGAGCAAGTAAAGCTGAACGATCAAAATGCAGCTGATGCGGCTGAAACTCAAAAGAAAGCCGTCTTAGATCGCTTAGGCATTACAGCCGATGAAGCAAGGCTTTTGCTGTCGTGACATTTCCACAAGGCACATTGCCGCGTTTGATTCAGGTTGCGCTCGCTGAGGTGGGCACGGCTGAAACCGGCAACAATGAGACAAAGTATGGCAAGCACATGAAGGCCGACAAGCTGCCGTGGTGTGGGTCATTTTTGAATTGGTGTGCAGATCAAGCCGGGGTCAAGGTGCCAAATGTTGTCAGCACTAGAGCCGGAGCTGAGGCATTTAAAAAAACCAAGCAATGGCACACAACACCAAAGATTGGTGATTTTGTTTTCTTTGATTTTATCGATGATGACAAAACAATCATCAATCACATTGGATTGGTAATTCGCTGTTCAGAAAAACAAATTGTGACTATCGAAGGCAACACATCAGGCCGTGGAGATCAGCGCAATGGTGGAGAAGTCATGGTCAAATCAAGAGCTTTGGGAGCACGCTCATTTGTTGTCGGTTACGGCCGACCAGCTTATGAGCCATTTTCCGGTGATTTACCGGATCGACCAAAAGGAGAAAAATAATGGAGCAAGCAAAAGCAATTGCAGCATCATGGGCGCGGTCATACATTGCCGCAGCTTTGGCCGTGTACATGGCCGGTGGAGACATCAAAGCAATGGCAATGGGTGGCGTGGCAGCCATCGTGCCGGTTGTTTTGCGTTGGCTAAATCCAGCTGATCAAGCTTTCGGATCAACGGGGAAATGATCCCGAGACTACGCGCGGCAGGTTTAGCTTTGATCCTTTCGCTAAGCCTTGCCGGGTGTGGTTATGATGGTTGGGTCAGATACCCATGTCAAGAGCACGAAAATTGGGAAAACCAAGATTGCCAAAAACCTCAATGCAAGGTAACTGGCACCTGTACAGAGGATTTGATAGGCGATGCCTTCCAAGAGTAAAGAGCGATTAAGTCAAGAGGATATTAAAGCTCGCTTAATGTTTCTCATTGGCTCGGTGCTGGCCATTGTGTTTCTTATTGTCACATTAGGCATCACATACGCCTTGATTTTTGTAACACAGCCAATTGGGGCACAAGCTCCCAATGATGCCGCGTTCATCGATCTGCTCAAAACTTTGGCAATTTTCCTCACCGGCTCATTGGGTGGGGTTTTAGCATCAAACGGCCTCAAAGACAAGCACAAATCAGAATACGAAAAAACCATTGAGAGGCGTTTATCCGGTAACGACACGCCATGATTTGAGCGTGATTGTTGAATTTGTCGGTTTTGCCTGTCACTCTCTATTTCGGGAGCTGATACGCGGCTTCCAGAATCGGGAGCAACAAAATGAACGAAGCATCAATTGTGATCATGTGTTTGATCGGTGGAGCCTTGTGGGCTGTCATGTCTTATTCGGTCGGATTTAGAGAAGGTGAGCGACAAGGCTATACAAGAGGCCGGGCCGTAGCACGCCATGCCGTCTCAGCTGATCGGAAGGTCAAATGATGGCCGCTTTCATGGATGGTTACGAAGGCAACAAAGAGCGCACAGATCGATGGATCGCAACATATCCTCAAGGCCGATTAGAAGCTCACATCATTGAATTCAATGCAGAAAAAGGCTATGTGCTAGTGCAAGCGAAAGCATGGCGCAATCAGGATGAAACAGAGCCAGCCGGCATTGATTATGCATACGGCTATCTTGCAGCTTATCCGGACAAAATGAAACGCTGGATGATTGAGGATAGTTGCACATCAGCTTTAATGCGCGTGATGGCTTTGGTTATGGGCAACACAGAAAAGGCCACCAAAGAAGTCATGTCATTGGTAAAAAGTGAAACGCCGGCAGCTGATTATGACTATTGGACAACCAAGCACGGCGATGTGCCCAGTTACAAAACAGCCGCAGAAGCTGAGCAATCTGGCACACCATCATTTGGATCATCAGAGGATTCTCAATGGGTTCCAGATGCCGTTCCATCGTGCTCACATGGCGCAATGCGTTGGAATCAAAGTAAGCCCGATGCACCAAAATCATGGGGCGGCTACTTTTGCAGCGAGAAAACCAAAGAGAATCAATGCACGCCGCGTTGGTATGTTTTACGATCAACGGGAAAATGGGAGCCACAAGTATGAGCGATTATGCTGAAATAATCTATCCTCAAGAGATGAAGGCGCGATTGATGTGCAATGGCGAAATTGTTGAGGAATACAAAATCGAGCAATGCGACAAGTGCTCACAGCTGAGGCGATTGGATCACTTTGGCTATCAAAAAGGCTACGACAAGCAAGATAACATCATTTGGTTTTGTGGTGATTGCCGATGATTGACCGCAACATGGAGATTCAATGCATGATTGCAGCTGTGCAACATTGTAAGGATCGAACAGGCGAACATGAAACGAGACGGCAAAAAACGCCATCATGGTTTGAATTTGTCGCTCAAATGGCTGAGGCAATGTCAGCTGAGTGGGTAGTAGCCAATCGATTGGGCTATGAGTACAAACCCGGTAAAACATGGGATAAGTCCAAAGCCGATGTGGGCGAGCACATTGAGGTCAAATGGTCAGCCAATCCGGCATCCAATTTGTGGATTCAGGAATCAGATCGTGATGATCGTGATGTGGCCGTGCTTGTCGTAGGCAATACACCAAAGATGCATATCGTTGGCTGGATGCCTGTGGCCGTAGCAAAAAAACCACGCTATCGAAACGCATCACAAAACAATTGGAGCGTGCCTCAAATCAATCTGCAACCAATCGAGACTTTAATGAGGAGCAATTATGCACATCCTGCAATTTGATTGTTCAATCTGTTCAAAGCTTTACGGCAAGCCAAAACAACGCCATGGCCTTAAGAAAGGTGCCGAGCTAACAGAGCATGAGTGGTTTGCTCAATGCATGAGCTGTGGCACATTTGGCATCAAGATTGTTGATGATGCCCGGATCGGAGAACTAGCTGATGGCTTACTATGAATTTAAATGCTCGGTGTGTAATAGCACTTACGGAATCAATCGTGACATCAATGCAGATGGTGATGTAGCTGCTCCCAATTGCAGCAAGTGCGGCCTAACAATGGAGCGCATTTACAGCATCACCAACATCACTTTCAAAGGTGTTGGATGGGGTAAGGATGCATAAGTTATCCACAGGCTTTATCCACAGGTGTGCGAAACCTGTTGGAATCGCCCAAAATTACGCTCGGTATTTGACAGCCTTGGTACGCTCCAGACTCGCAGACGAGCCGGTGTGCCGGATAGCTCGGGCGCGATGTATGGTGCTATTGGCCGTGCTATGTATTGTTGGCACAACACCGGCAACAGCTGCAAAAGAAGTTAAACCATCAATCAATTCATTGAAGTTATATGCACACTCTCGAATCATTGATTGGCAAGAGATGAAATGCTTTGACACATTGATAACAAAGGAAAGCAATTGGCGTGTGGAAGCAATCAATCCCAATGGCAATCACTTTGGGCTTGGCCAGATGCGAAACACTAAGTACAGAAACCTTGATGGCTTTCGCATGATTGATTGGACATTGCGTTACATCGATCACAGGTATCAAGGCAAGATATGCAATGGAGCTTTGGCTCATTGGCGAAAGCATGGGTGGCATTGATGGCATACTCATCACAAAGAGCTAAGAACAGCACACAATGGAAAAAGATCAGGAAGCGAATCATTGCCAGAGATCAAGGTATCTGCGCTTACTGTGGACAATCT